GGCTCTGCAACCAAAGATATAATTAATCATACACTTGTTCTTGAAGCTAGTGATGTTTTAAAAATGACAGCAGGAACCGCAGATGAAATACAAGGTATTATTTCATATGCTTTATTAGATAGATCGCAAGAGAATGGCTAAACAAAAATTTACACATTTTGTACCTAGACCAAAACCACGTAAAAGACCTAGAAGACACACAAAAAATGTTAACAAAAAAAAGAAGTTGCAACACAATAAAAAATATAATAGACAAGGACGTAAACAATGAGTGATTTACCAAAAATACCTGCAGAAGCAATTGAGATTATTAAACATAAAAGAACAGGAAAAGTTTATGATTCTAAAGCTGATTTTGATGCTGATGTTGCTGATCCCAACACTGATACTACTGCTGATGATTTTAGACAAGATTTACAAATTAAAGTGACAAGAGCTGGAAATATTGGTGCTAAAACCAAAAAATAATGAAACCTAGAGGCGCAACTGAACTCCAACATGAGTTGCTTGAAAAATATGTATCCAAAGACTTATTAGATAAGTTTCAAATATGTACATCTATTCCAGGAAAAGTGCCACTGGATCCCAGTAAAATAAATATACTATGGCAGAAAAACTCTTGGGATCAACCTAACCTGCAAAGTTTTTTTAGAAACAAAGACAGACATCATGAATATGATTGGTATGTTTTTAATTCACATTGGTGCTATGAAAAATTCAGATATTTTTTTCAAATACCTGAAGACAAATCTATTGTAATAAAAAATGGTGCACACCATTTCCCAAAAAGAAAAATATATAAAAAGGGAGATCCTATTAGAATTATGCACCATTGCACTCCTTGGAGAGGTTTAAATGTTTTGCTTTTAGCAATGCAACTTATACAAAATAAAAACATAACTTTAGATGTTTATAGTTCAAATGATGTTTATGGGAAAGAGTTTGCTGATAGAGCAAATAAAGATACAGAGGCACTTTTTGATCAAGCAAAAAAATTACCAAATGTTAATTATATAGGGTACAAACCTAACGAATACATATTAGAACACATTACTGATTATGATTTATTTGTATACCCATCAATATTTGAAGAAACGTTTTGTGCCTCAGCTTTAGAAGCTTTAGCTGCGGGGCTTCATGTAATTACAACAAACTTTGGAGCACTTCCAGAAACTTGTGCAGAATGGCCTGTTTATGTAAATTATTCAAAAGATTTAGAATTGCTAGCTGCAAGCGTAGCGGGAGCAATAGATATCTCTGCTCAATATTTGCATACAGATTCGATGCAAAATCATCTAGAAGAACAACAAAAATATTATAAAAATTTTTACAGCTGGGATAAAAAAGCTGTAGAATGGGAGAACTTTTTGAAAGGAGCTTTACGTGTCAAGCAGTAAATACATCAATGAAGATACATATCAAACATTACAAGAAGTGAATATAGAAACACAGTCTGACTATGAGAAGGCGATTGAACCTCTATGGAAAGAGAAGAAAGACCAATTTAAAGACATTGAAGTGTTTGTTGCAACACCTGTTCATAGTGAAGTTTCCATACATTACACACAAGCATTAATAGAATTCCAACAAGAATGTTTTAAGAAAAAACTAAAAGTATCCTTTCATTTAATAAAATCATCTTTAGTAACACAGGGACGAAATTTATCTGTAGCAGGTTTTTTAGAATCAAAGGCAACTCATTTATTATTCATAGACTCAGATATTTACTTTCAAGGTAAATCAATATTCGCAATGTTAAAAGCAGATAAACATATTATATCTGTACCCTATCCATTAAAAACTTTAATGTGGGATAAAGCTTTTGCTAAAATGCAAGAAGGTAAAATAAAATCACCTGATGATATAAGAAGAGCTCTTCATACTTATCCTATGAAATTACCTAACCCTAATAATATAAAAGTAACTAAAGGTGTTATCGAGGTCACTGATTCACCAACAGGATGTATGCTGATAAAAAGAGAGGTTATTGAGAAGATGATTGAAAAGTATCCTGAAAAAGAAATAGTTCAAAAGACAGTTATCAATGGTAAATATGTTAATAAACCTAATATGTGGAATTTTTTTGATACATTACACGATCCAAAAGAGAAGACCTATAATGGTGAAGATTTTGCCTTTTGTAAGCTTTGGAGAGATATTGGTGGTAAATGTTATGCTTACATAAATGATGCAATAGTTCATATAGGAGAACACCAATATCAGGGCAAGTTTCATGATGAGTTGATATCGGCTAAGTAAAATGGTATTATTTCATATTTAAGATCTTAAAAGGAGTATTTATATATGCCATTACCGTTTGCAGCAGCCTTACCATTTCTGCCAAAAGCATTAGCAGTTTTAGGAGGTGTTCAAGGATATCGATCAGCAAAACAATCAGGAGCTTCAGGTCTAGGTAGAATATTAGGTGCTGCATCAGGAGCATTTGGTGGCTACAATATTGGATCAATGGTTCCAGGAGTTTCTGCAGCTCAAGCAATGCCAAAAGTAACTGATTTAGGAATTTATGGTGCTAATAGAGCTTTTGTTCAACCACCTGCTGATACTTCATCTCCATTAGGATTACAAAATGTATTAAAATTTTTAAGGAAAGATAGTGATCCAACTGAATCATTTAGTCCTGCAAGAGTATCTGCAGCTTTAGCAGCAGCGACTTATTTTGGTGGTGCATTTGATCAAGCACCAACGGATATTTACATGCCAGGGTATAATATGAGTTACTTAGACTTAAAGGAAAAAAGACCTGGATATACTTACATTGACCCAACTACAGGACAAGAGGTAGCTTACCAAAGTATTTATTCTCCTGAAGAAGCAGGAAGAGGTGATCCACGTATAGGTCCATACTCTATGGTAAAACAAAGATTGAAAGAGGGCGGAATAGCAGAAGTAAAAAAATTTAATGAAGGTGGTGTAAACTATCTCCCATCAAAAATGACTCACGATGAAAACGATTCTAACAATTATGTTAGAGCAAGAGGGTATGTTGAAGATGGA